CGACCTCTGCAACCTCCTTTCCGCCCACGTCGAAGAGCACAACCCGAACGACGAAGACGAAGCCCTCTGAACTTTTCCCACCATGCCACAAATCCACGACCGCAAAGAATACCGCGCCTTCCCGGCGTTCAACCAGTCCGCCGCCAAGCACATCCTGACCTCGCCGGCGCATTATCAGGCCTACATCAACACGCCCCAGGAAGAGACCAAGGCCCTGCGCTTTGGAACCTTCGTTCACTCGGCCGTGCTCGAACCGCACACCCTGAACGACCTCTACGCGACCGCCCCGGACTGCGATCGCCGCACTAAGGAAGGCAAGGCCGCTTGGGCTGAGTTCGCTACGGCCAACGCCGGCAAGACCATCCTCGACTATGAAGAGTCCGCCATGGGCCATCTCGTGGCTTCCTCCGCCCGCTTCGCCCTCAAGCGCCTCGGCGTGGAGTTCGACGCGACCGAGGTCATGTATCACGTCGATTACAACGGCGTCCCGCTCAAGGCCGCCATCGACGGCGTTGCCGGTGACTATCTCTGGGACATCAAGACCACAGGCGCCGGAGAGGCCACGGCCGCCGGCATGCTCAAGAGCATCCGCTCGTATAAATACGCATTGCAAGCATACTGGTACCGCCTCGTCTACGAGCTGGCCACGGGTCGCCGCCCCCTAGGATTTAGATTCCTTTTCGTGGAGAAAGAGCCGCCTTTCGCATGCGCGGTTTGTGAGATCGGCCCTGAGCTCATGTCCTGGGCAATCGCCGACTTCGAGAAAGCCGTGACCCTTTACAAGGAATGCACCGCATCCGGCGTCTGGCCCGCCTACCCGGACGACATCCAGGTCATCGACGTGAAGTCCACGACCACCGCCGCCCCCATTAACTTCGCCTAACATGGAACCCAACAACGACCGCAAGCCCCTGAAGTCCATCGAGACGGCAGGAACCTATAAACTCAAACTCATCAAGCCCGCCTTCGACAAGATCCGCGCGTGGGAAGACGGCACCGTCTCCTGCCGCCTCTTCTTCCTCGACGACCAGGGCAACTGCCTGTCGAAGTCCTTCTCCTCGAAGTGGGGCAAGCCCCTCGCGATGCTCGTCGGGAAGTTCTCCGGCAAGTTCACTGAAGAGCTGCGCCTAGATGCCACCCCCGCCGAGTTTATGGAATACATCACCCCGGCCTGTGGCAAGACGTGCCTCCTCGGCGTCGAGGCCGAGCCGTCCGGCGAGTATAACGGCAAGCCTCAATACAAGTACAAGCTGACCTACCCGAAGGGCAGTCAGAAGCCGACCGTCTCCGAGCCCCTGCCGGACAACCCGCCCTTCTGATGAACAACCTCGCCAAGATCCGCGAGGCCCTGGTCGACGCGCTGCTCAAGGCGCCCGACCTTAACCTCCGCCGCGTGCGTCGTAAGCTCGGCATCTCCGGCCGCCAGACCCGCATCGCCTCCCGAATCGCAAAAGCCACGCGCAAGGCCCAAGCCAGCGCATGACCACCATGTCCGCCCCGACCCTTGTCCTGATCTCCGGCTTCGCAAGGGCGGGGAAGGACACCCTCGCCTCGGGCATCCTCGAATGGTCGACCCGTCCGTCCCGCAAGACGAACTTCGCCGACTACCTGAAGGACGCTGGGAATGACTTCCTCATGTCCCTCAACCTAGAGGGAAACTTCCACGACGACCGCTTCAAGACCCTACATCGGGACTTCCTCGTGGCCGGCGGACGCCTCGCCCGCTCCCTGGACGTCGACATCTTCGCCAAGAACCTCGCCAACTTCTGCCCGATCCAGATGGCGCCCGGTGAACTGGCCCCAGAGACTGTCGTATGCAGTGACCTTAGATACGCGAACGAGGTCTCCGTCTGTCAGGACGTGCTCATCGACCTCGGCTGGAAGGTGCGCACCGTCTACGTCGCCACCGCCGGCATCGGCCCCGCCAACCAGGAGGAGATGGACAGCATCCTCGAGATCCGCGAGAAGCACGCCTTCGACCTCGAGCTGACGTTCGCCCCCAACTCGCGGAATACGATCCTCATGGAGGGCCGCTATATCGCGAAGACATGGAGGCTCTAGTAATGAATGACGACCTGAGCATGGACGAGCGCATAGCCTGGGCCAGACGCTCAGGCCTGACCGACGAGCGCATCGCCTTCCTGCTCGCCTGTCCGAAATATACCCGCACCGGGCGTAAAGACCAGCCCGCCTACATCAAGACCGACAACCCAAACCACCACCTCCAGAAGCTCGGCGACTGCTGGTGGCTGCGCATCCGCCGGCGGAAGACGAACATCGTCCACAACCTGGGCAAAGACCTCGAGACCGCCCGCAAGAACCGCGACGAGATGCTCGCGGCCTACGACGCCGGCAAACCCATTCCACACCTCGACCAATGAGCACCCGTGCCGCCAGGGGAAAGGCCATAAGTGCCGCCATCTATCAATTACGAAATAATGTCCGCACAAGGGTTGCCGCAATCATGTTTAACGTAGCACCCGGAAGTGTCGTATCTGCAAGAAACAGACTTGGTGCAAAAATAATGTCCACGAGAGAAAATCGGAGAATTTTCAACAACAATGGCTATTACTGTTTCCGTTATCGTACGTCCAATCTCAATGTTTACCACAGGCTTTCTGCTGACCTTGAGAAAGCACGAATAATGCGAAACAAAATCGAAAAGAAACTCGGACTTTCCAAATGAGCACCCCTACCCGCTTCGTCGCCTTCGGTGATAACCACGGCGACATGGCTGACGAGAACGCCGTCGAGGCCCTGGTCGAGTTCATCAAGGACTACAAGCCGACCGTGCGCGTCCACCTCGGCGACTGCTTCGACTTCCGATCGCTCCGCCGTGGGGCTGGACAGGATGCCGAAGGCGCCGAGTCACTCATCTCTGACATCGAGGCCGGTGAAGCCTTCCTCGAGCGCACCAAGCCAACCGTCTACCTGATGGGCAATCACGAGCACCGCGCCCAAGCCCTCCAGAACACCTCCGGATCCGCCCTGGTGCGTGACTACTGCGCCGACCTCGAGGCCCGCATCAAGACCGCCGCGAAGAGCTGCGGAGCCAAGACCATCCTACCCTACCACGCCGAGAAGGGCGTTTACCGACTAGGTCAGGTCGCCTTCATCCACGGCTACGCCCACGGCCTGAACGCCACCGCCGAGCAGGGCAAGCACTACGCCGACCGCGGAGGCGCTCTGATCCACGGCCACACGCACACGCTCGCCCAGGTCAACTTGACCAAGGCCGAGGGCGGCGCCGCGTTCTCCGCCGGATGCCTATGTCAGAAGGATGCCATGGCCTATGCCTCATCCCGCCTAGCTACGTCAAGGTGGGGGTCAGGCTTTGCGGCCGGCTGGGTCGACGGCAAGGACTGGAAGGTCTGGCTCGTCCACCGCGTCGGCTCCCGCTGGGTCTGGACAACTGACCTCAAGGTCTTCACCCCGAAGGCCAGATGAAGCGCTTCGACGCCCACGCCCTCGTCGCCGCGATCAACGCCGACGACACCCCTGAAGGCTGGCACAAGACTACGGAGGTCGTCCGCCTCCTAGGCTATACGACCCGGGCCGGTGTCGCCCTGCCGCTCGCCCGCATCGTCAAGGCAGGCTACGCCGAGCAGAAGACCATCCGCCGAGGCCGTTTCATTTATCGCCTGTCGCCCAGGTTCAAGTCTTGGCCCGCCGCCAAGGCCGCAGCTGAAGCCGCCGGCAAGTTCAAGGCCCCCAAGGGGTGGGTCACCCTCTCCGAGTATGCGCACAAGCACCGGCGCACCGTCCGCGGCGTGCAATACCGTATCGACGGCATGGCCCTCCCTGTCCGCATCCTCCGCAACCCTCGGAGCGTCCCCTACTACCGCAAGTCAGACCTCGACCGGGTCTGTCGTTAAAACATTTGACGCAGGGCCTCCACGCCCCCATCCCTCCCCTCCTCTCTTCTCATGATCCCGCCGAACAACGTCGCCGCGGAACGCCATCTCATCGGCGTACTCCTCCGCGATGCTCTCCCCTTCCCGCCAGACCTCAAGGCCTCCGACTTCTTCGAGCCCGCCCATCAGGACATCGTCGGCGCAATCCTCTCACTAGGCGTCGACGGCATCGCTGCCGACGAACTGACCGTCACCCAGAAGCTCCGCGAGTTCGGCTCCCCTATCGACGCGGCCACCGTCTCGCTCTTGGTCAGTGACGCCGGCGCATCGACCTATCGGCAGGAACATGTCGACCTCATCGCCAAGGCCTCCCTGCTGCGCAAGGCCTCCGAGATCGTCGCCAACGCGACCGACCCGGACGTCCTGCTAGACCACTATGCCCGCCTGTCCGAGCAGCGCAAGGCCACCAAGCGCGAGAAGGACACCGGCGAATGGTTCGACCTCGACGCCCTCGACGCCTTCAACCCGCTCGACGACCCGACCGTGCTCGTCGGCAAGGCCCGCCGCTGGCTGTGCCAAGGTTACGCGGTCAGCATCGTCGGCTTCTCCGGCACCGGCAAGTCCTCCCTGATGATGCAGATCGCGACCTCGTGGGCCCTGGGGCAATCGACCTTCGGCCTGACTCCCGTCCGCCCGCTCAGGACGCTCATCCTCCAAGCTGAGAACGACGGCGGCGACATCGCCGAGGCATGGCAGGGCTCGACGTGCAAGATGACCGAGAGCGAGAAGACCAGGCTCAAGCAGAACATCGCCATCGTCCGCGACACAAAGCACATCGGCACGGCCTTCCCGGCCTTCCTCGAGAACCTCATCGTCAAGCACGGCGCCGAGGTCGTCTGGATTGACCCTCTGCTCGCCTACGCCGGCTTCGACATCGCCGACCAGTCCCTTACGA